TGCGATAGATTGCAGCATGATTGCTGCTTTTCTACGTGTATCTCCCATATTTGGTGCCCCGCCGTTGCGGCGACGCTTACGCATAGTCTTATTCTTCTTCTTCATTTTCCCTAAATTAATTTTTCTGGTGGGTTTTTTGCCTTTTGTTTTTCTCATCTTCGGCTTTCTCGTTTTTGCTCTGTATTGTTTCACCATTTCTATACATTACTATTATATAATAATATTTTGCCTTTTCAACATTTTTTTAACACCTGCATAATTATAGGTACGAAATATTATAAACAGAAAATAGACTACGAACGAGATAAAGAAAAAAATAATCACGTTGCGGGCACTAAATTCCGGTTTTGGAAGAGATTTTTTGAATTTATTTTTTTTCCTTATTAAATCTCTTTTTCTTTTATTCAATTTAGACATTCTTTGTAATACTATTATAAAATAATAATATACTTGTAAATATTATAAAATTGAAAAAGAAATAATATAAATATAGTAACCATATAACAGTAGAAACCAGTAATGAGTTATACACTTATTATAGTAGAGTCGCCTGCGAAATGTGGAAAGATAGAAAAATATCTTGGACCTGGATATAAAGTTATTGGATCATATGGTCACATTACCCATCTCTCTAATTTAAAACAAATTGATTTTGAAAATAATTATAAACCAAAGTTTGAAATCGCAGATGCTAAAAAATCACAGGTCAGTAAGTTGAAACAGGCTATAGCAAATGCGAAGGAAGTAATTCTGGCTACAGACGACGACCGAGAAGGTGAGGCGATTGCGTGGCACATTACTCAAGTTTTCAAATTGAACCCCACTGAAACAAAACGCATAATTTTCCACGAAATTACCGAAAGAGCGATAAAAAAGGCGATGGCTAATCCTGGAGTAATCAATATGGACCTTGTATTCGCACAGCAAGGGCGGCAAATTTTAGACCTCATTGTTGGTTTCAAAATTACCCCCACTCTATGGAAGCATATTGTATCTAATACAAAGAATTCGTTGAGTGCTGGCAGGTGTCAAACACCAGCATTACGATTAGTATATGAAAATTACAAAGAAATTCAAGAAAGTCCAGGTAAATTAAGTTTCAATACTACTGGTATATTTACTGGACGAAACCTAATATTTACTTTAAACCATAATCATGTATCGCACAAGGAGATTAAATCGTTTTTAGAATTATCAAAAACACACGAACATATTTTATCAAAGGAACCAGAGAAGGAGACGAAAAAAACACAACCCATACCATTTACTACGAGTGGATTACAGCAATCTGCTAATAATTTAATGAATATCTCTCCAAAAGAGACTATGAGTCTTGCTCAAAAATTGTATGAAGGAGGTTATATTACATATATGAGGACAGATAGTAAGGTATATTGTGAAGAGTTTATCGAGAGTGGTATTAAGTATATCAAGGAGAATTATAATGCCGCACACTTAAATCCTAATATGGCTTCAATTACGCAGCGTGACGCCGATGATAAACCAGATGATGAAACGAAGAAAAAGAAAAAAGATAATAATAACGCACAAGAAGCACACGAAGCTATTAGACCGACTAATATTTCACTCGTAAAACTTCTCGATGACGGCGACACTTTCACCCCACGGCATAGAAAACTGTATAAATTAATCTGGAACAATTCACTTGAGAGTATGATGGCTCCAGCAAAGTATAAACAGCAAGTTGTTAAAATTACTGCCCCTGAAAACAACCATTATAAATATACAGTTGAAGAAAATATATTCCCTGGCTGGAAAGCAGTTCAAGGGATAGAACCAGAGAAGTATTATGCGTATTTACAGACTTTAAAATGTAATACTGTTGTGCCGTCTAAAATAATGGCGATTCAAACATTAAAAGAACTGAAATCTCATTATACAGAGGCTCGGTTAGTTCAATTATTGGAGCAGCGGGGTATAGGCAGACCATCTACCTTCTCGTCATTGATTGATAAAATTCAGGAACGTTCATATGTTGAAAAAAAGAATGTTGAAGGCAAAAAATTAAAAACGGTTGATTATACATTTGAATCTGGTAATATAACCGAGGAGAAAGGTGAAAAAGAATTCGGCAACGAAAAGAATAAGTTAGTAATATCGCATATGGGAATATTATCAATTGAATTCCTGATAAAATATTTTAACGACATATTTGATTATGATTATACAAAGAAAATGGAAGACGATTTAGATTTAATCGCACACGGTAAAAAGAAATATGAGGTGCTGTGTGATGATTGTAATACACTTATTGAGAAGTTGATTACTGATAATTCTCTGCTTGAAAGTAGCAACGGTTCAAGTCTCAAACTAAATATTAAAATAGATGATAAGCATACTTACACAATTGGTAAAAATGGTCCTATCATTAAATATACTAAACCAGACAATTCTATGGGGTTTTATGGTGTGAAGCCAGATATTGATATGGAACGATTAAAGAACGGCGAATATAAGTTGGAAGACATAATAGTATCAAGTGAGGATAATGTAAAAATTTTAGGAGAACATAATGGTTTAACTGTTTATTTAAAATCGGGCAAATTTGGTGATTATTTAGAGCACGGCGAGATAAAAAAGTCTTTGAAATTTGTGAAAATGAATGTTCCAATAAAAAATATTCAACTTGATGACGCAATTAACATATTAGACGAAGCAAAAAAAAGTGATAATACACTTATTCGTAAGCTCGACGATAATCTGTCTATTAGGAGCGGCAAATATGGTCCGTATATATTCTATAAGACAACCAAAATGAAGAAACCGCAGTTTATGAAATTAGCGGGATTTGATGAAAATCCAAAGTCTTGTGCGATTGAATATTTAAAATCGTGGATAAAAGAGAAATATGCTATTTGATAAGAAATAGTTGTTTGGATAATATTTTGTTTTTTTTTAAAAATTGATAATAAAAATATAAATTTATTATTAATCATAAACTATTGAATGCCGAGAAAGAAAGTAGAGAAGGATGATTATTCAAACACAGTTGTATATTTATTACATTCTAATGACCCACTTATTAAAGACAAATATATAGGTTATTCAAAAGATTTTCCAGCAAGAAAATCAAATCATAAGAGCGATTGTAATAATGTAAAGAGTCCAGATTATAATACACCTGTTTATAAATTCATTAGAGAGAATGGGGGATTTGATAATTGGGATTTTGAAATATTAGAAAGGGCTAATTTAGAAGATAAAAAAGAAGCAAAAACTCTGGAGAGATATTATATTGAAACACTTAAGCCATCGCTAAACAAAAATTTAACAGGACAAACACCTGAAGAAAGAGCCGAATATGATAGAGTATATCACCGCATCAGGCGTAAAAAAATGAAAGATGACCCAGAGTATAGAAAGAAAAAATATGAGGCTAATAAAAAACGGAGCGAAGACCCAGAACTTAAAAAGAAAGACGCTGCGACGAAGAAAGAACAAATAACTTGTATTTGTGGTGCTATTCATAGGAGGGACGGTAAAAGCCAGCATCTTAAAACTGAAACGCATAAGGAATATCTAAAAAATAATCCACAAGAAACATAAGAAAAATTTTAAGCATAATATTTTGTTTTTTTTAAAATTGAAAACCATAATCAAAATAATATAGATACGAAATAACTAATATATAGATAAGGTAATATGACGCTGGAAATAATATACGGATGTATGTTCTCGGGTAAGACAACTGCGTTGATTGAAAAGTATATGGAGAAGAGCACTAATTACAACTGTTTAGCCATTAATTATATATTTGACAAAAGATATACCGACGAACCTAAAATTGTTTCGCACGATAAGGTTAGTTTAAATTGTATTTCAATTCAAGATTTGAATGAATTAACAAATAATCCAGAATATTTTGAGATATTCTGTAAAGCAGAATATATTTTCATTAATGAAGCACAATTCTTCGTAGATTTAAAGAAGTGGGTCATTAATGCTATGGATATACACAATAAGAATGTAGTATTATGTGGTCTAAATTTAGATTATAAGCGAGAGAAGTTTGGAGAACTGATGGACCTTACTATGTATGCTACTAACATAGTTCAAACCTTTGGTAAATGTGATGATTGCGAAAACTCATCGTTATTTACACATCGGCTCGTTGATGATAACTCCCAAGTGCTTATAGGCTCAAGTGAGTACATTCCAGTATGCGAAGAATGTTGGAACAAACTTAATAATGATTAACAAATAATATAAATATATTCATTTCAAAATATATTTATATATATTAGATATTAGATGGCGACACAACAAGAAAAATTTGATGCGATGATAGATAGAAGGGGTATTTTTGGGTTTGGTTTTAGCACTAATACGAATTTAGATTTGTTGAATTTAGTAGTTCTGGCTATGGCGGGTTTAATTGTTAAAATGTTTTTTCAAGAAAATCATACTAAATTAGGAACACACGGTCCAGCCTCTACAACCATCTGGGGTTATGGTTTAACTGCATTGTCTTTATTTTTAATGACGTTTATGGCGATATATTTGTCTTCAAAAACAGAGTTATTAGAAGGAGGTCATACAGGTGGTATATTAGCATACTATTTAAAACTTTTATCGCAGGGTGCGTTGCCTGTGGTATTAACGCTGGGCGTAGTAATTTATATGATAGTATTGAATTACATTTATTACACGAGAATAAATTCAAATAAGGTAAGCACAAGTTTCGGAACATTTTCTTTTTTCTCCTCGTTGTTAGTAATGCTACAGATAGGTATTATAATAAAGTATATGTATAGCATGCTGAATGCTATTGTGACAAAGCAGACAGGTAATAAAGCACACCAAACCGAGCAATCAATATTAAAGGGTGCTTCCTTAATATTAATAAGTTTAAATTATGTCTTCGTTTTTATTTTACACATTTTACTGGCTTTTTTTTCAACTGACGGTTAGATTAACCCCATTTGTTTTTAGTAACGTTGAAATCAATACTATTTTCAACTAAAATAAGTTTGAATGTCACACCGACATTTTCTTTGGTCTCCCATAATCCTGATATTTTAAGAATTAAAGATTTATTACCTGTATTATAACTATTATAATTGGTATTGTGTCCAGTATTGATGGGTGTATCATTATAAGAATATTTTATATTACCGTTGGTAAGTAGTTCGCTGATTTTATAAATTCTATTTTTAGTGGAACAGATAAGGTCTAAAATATACCTTTCAACGTGTGCGATTTTATCAACAGCGTCTTTATTGTCGGTATAGTTAAATACAAGTTTGTCTCTACTATGATGGACTTTTTTCAAATCAAATATGAGATATAGTCCATTTAATGATATTAGGTCGTTGGAATAAACAATCTTGTAGAAGTTGCTATATTGCATAACGCTATTTTTGATAGGGTCGCATACGATGATACTATTGGTGTCGAGGTCATTAATGTTTTCAGCAATCATTTAAAGTTAGATTAATTAATAAATTAACTTTAAACATTTTTTTATATATTTAAAGTTAATTTTTTAAATACTATAATGATATTAAAAGATAATTTCACCACATTATTAGACAAATCTAAATCAAATATAATAAATAATAAATACACCGATTATATTAGCAAATTATCTAATGATATTAAGTTGATGCCCAACTTTATTTTGTATGGACCACCTGGCACTGGTAAATATACAGAATCATTAAAGATAATAGAAAAATATAGTCCAAGTAATTTGAAATATGAAAGGAAACTAACGGTGAGTTCGTCAAAGAACGAGCATGTATTGAAAATAAGTGATATTCACTATGAGATTGATTTGGAGAATAT